GCGTGCAGGTTGTGCATCTCTGGGTTTGACTGTGCTAGTTGCAACTGAGTCTGTGCCAATGTCACCCGCTGTGCCATTGAGAAAATGTTCGGGTCAGAAACAGGCAGTACGTCAACACGGTTGTCAAAGTCTGCTTGCATGATCGTGGCGTCACCACCCGGCACCATGTACGGGTACTGTTGTGGCATATAGTCACGAATAATGCTCGCAAGAAGTCTAAATTCCGTCTTCTGTGCATAGTGCAACCGCTTATGGATCGCACTCATCACTTTCATGCCACGCTCAAGTAGCGCGACAGTCGTTCCTACTGGCTGTTGCTGTGACCCCGGCGTTGCTTGCTGTTGATCAGCAATCGAAACAAACCTGCGGCCTGAATCAATAAGGACCCCAAGAAGTTGGGCCAAGGTCGCTGACGGCTCTTTGTACGGTAGGGGAATAATTGAATTCCGTATGTCACCGCCAGGAGCGTCAATGTCCCTGAATTCACCGGGGGCAATTGGCTCATCATCGTTACGAACGCGGATACCCCGCGCCTTGAATCCGGCTGGTAGGTTGGATAGCGTGCCCGCATCGATCAACTGCCTCAAAATTGAAGTGGCTGCTTTGCCCAGCCCTCCAATCATGTGGATTAGACCGAACCCGTAAAACCCTAACCCCGGCAAGAACTTGTAATGGACGAAATACTGTTGCTTACGCTTCAGCGGATCGCCCTCTGCATAGTTCCTTCGGATCGCTAACACTTCGCCAGAAGACTGGTCGAGAGTGACGATGTACGGAAGTTTGATTCCCGTAGGCTCGCCATTCTGATCTAAGTCTTCAAAGCCTTCAATATCTAAGTCCGTATGAACTTCAAAAATAGTTAAAACATCTTCAGCCTGTTCTGTTTTGTCTATCCCCTGAAGTTCGCGAACCTTGTCCTTAACTGAGTCATCTTCTTCGTCATAACCAGTTTGAAGATCAACATCTCTGTAGAAGCCAACAACTTGTAGCTTGCGAACTTGATTTTCGTCCATGCGGAGAATGTGTGTAACCCGCGACGAAGTCGCAAGATCACTCGTCGTGTAGGGGACAACCAAGTCTTCGGCAGGCACAAATCGAGATACGGGCCTCTGTTTTGTTTCATCGTAGTAAACCTTCTTGAACGTCGAGCCACACAGCGGCAAATAGAAAAGCATCTGATCCGTGTCTGGATCGTACTCTTCCATGACCTCTGTCACCATGTAGTTCATGAAATTTTTAACGCGGGTTGCTTGTTCTTCGACTTCTTGAGTCTTTGCGCCAATGACCTCTGCCCGTACAGGCCCGCCCGCTGGCAATAATTCTTTGTAAGCTTGTGCTTGGAACTGAGTGACCGACTCAGCAATGATCGGATGCGTTACCCCTGACGCCCCTTGAAAGGGTTGGCTACGCTCTTTTGTTTTGACTCCGAGCAGGTCGAGACCCTCAGTGTAGGCTTCTTGCCACTCGTTTCGTGAATCTTGATCGTCTTCGACTCTTGCTCGAAGCTCGCTCGATATTTCACCCAAGATTGATTCATCAAGAATTTCAGCAAGGTTGGCATTATGGTCGTATTCTTCTGTGACAACTTCGGCTCCTTCCATCCCCATTAGTGCCTGAATGATCGCGCCACCTGCGCCGTCATCCATGATTTCAGCCCCACCAGCAAAGTCTTCTGGTTGTGAAATCTCTATTTCTTGACCTGGGACCGCTTCGATGGAGCTATCCACCATGCCTTGCATCATATTTGAGGGAACTGACATCAGTAATACTCTCTCACTCTAGGAATATCGTTTTCTTCATCACCGTCTTCGCCATCTAAAAAGACGAAACCGCCTTGACGGAAGCGAATTAACGCCATCGTCATACTATCCACCAAGTCATCGTGATCGCCCATCGGAAATGCGGCGCACTCTTCGATGACTTCTTCGGCAAAAGACTTTTCCGGTGCCCAAACCATACCAGCTTCAAATAGCGGTGCGACAGTATGCATCCGCGTCACCTTATCACGGCCTTTAGACGGAGTATAATTCACAACAGGTATTCCTGTCCTCCGCAATTCATCACTGAGCGGCGTACCTGTGGCCTTGGCTTCGATCAGAACCATGTCTGGCTCCCAATAATCGTGCTCTTCGAGCGCAACTTCCTTCAATTCTGGGAAATTGTATCGTCCTTTCTTCGCATCCAAGAGGATAATATGGTCTGATCCCCCTTCTTCCGGCTCAAAGACTCCCCACGTCGTGATTGCTGAATAATCTGCCGTCTCTTTCTTCGAGAACGCAGTATCATAGCTCTGCAAGATGTACTTAACCTTTGGAATATCTTCTTTTTCCCAAACACGCCACCATTCCTTCTTAACAATCGCACCTTCAGACGCTGTCGGTTGCTGTTGCCACTGTGCATTCCACTTCGCAAGCGGTAGCGCAGCTTTGACTTTCAGTAAATCGTCCTTGTTCCAGAACTCCGGCCACAATGGTTCGTCCGAAGGCATGATTGCAGGGAACTCAACCACCTCCCACTCGTCCGACATCACGTCTTCGCCCTGTGCTTTGAGCAAACGACCCGTCAAATCCTTGGTTCCCCACCGAGTCATGACCACAATAATGGCTCCGCCCGGTTGCAAACGCTGTCGAGGACCAGATGTGTACCATTCGTAAGCGTGATCGAACGCAGTTTCGCTTAAAGCGTCTTGTTCCGAGTGCGGATCGTCAATAATAAACAAATCCGCACCACGACCCGTCACCGCGGCACCCACACCAGCCGCAAAATATTCGCCACCCTCGGCAGTCCCCCACCGACCGGCTGCTTTATCATCAGATTTTAAGTGAGTTTTTGTGAAAATATCACGATAGATGTCAGAACCCATCAAATCACGCACTTTCCTACCAAAACGCACAGCAAGTTCTGTATTGTGCGTGGCCTGAATGATCTTTAACTTCGGATTTCGGCCCAAGAACCATGCAGGCATGAGGTAAGAAGCAAATTCTGACTTGGAATGACGCGGCGGCATGTTGACAATTAGCCGTTTTAGCTCGCCCTTGGCTATTCTTTCTAGCTTTTCTGCGATAACTCGATGGTGACGGCCCTCAATAAAGCCGTCATAGACGTGATGGACAAAAGGCATGAACTGATCTTGCGCTTTTTCTCGCGTTTCAAGACGGATTTGCGCCTCTTTAAGCGCAACAATCTCTTTAAGAACCTCTTCAGGCAGTGCTTCGAGAGCCGCTGTATCCATTATCCGACGTTATATAATGGTGCAAACGATGCCGGAGGCGTGTAACTTGGCTGAAGTACAAAAGGAGACAGCCCTCCAATGCCTGTGTATTGCGTCGATGCAGTGATTGGCTGACCAGAATACGGCGCTGCACCCGGATAAACTTGCCCAACATACTCACACGCATTGGTTTTTTCATTAAACCGATATCCCGGAGGACAGGTTGCTGGCGCAACAGGTGCCGTTACAGCCGGGGTAACTTCTCTATCGTTGTCACCACCACGATCTTTGTCCTGCATTTCACGCATTTTGTTATACGCTTCCTGCATCTCTGGAGATTTGTCAAAAGAAAACGGGTCAATGTCGTACACAACATCCCCAGTCGGACTTGTCGCACCAACTGTAAAACCATACTTATCCGTTACAGGTGTCGCACCTTTATCCACCGCTTGTTGAGTTATTTGAACAGGTGACCGAACAGCATTAATAAGACCAGAAAGCAACTGGCCACCAGGAGTCGGGATGTCTACTAGATCTGGCTCCCCCTCGCCAAGAACATCTAGCTCACCAAAAAATGCACCGCGTTTTTCATCTCCGAGCATCTTGTCTGGGATATTACCGTCCACATCTAACGGGGTCCTTCCAATATTCTTCGGATCAATGCCCATCTTCTGAAGCGCATTGGCAATACCAAACTGCTGGGCCTGTAACGCTTCCTGCCTTTCAGCATTGCGGATATCGTTTGGAGAGCCAAGGGCCGTGGACCGAGAATCCTGGGCCGGGGTTCCTGGGCCAAAAATATCAACAGGCGACGCCCCAAAATCAGATATCGCTTGATCAAAATAATTCGCCGCCCCAATACTCGAACGATCAACCCCAGGAGTCGCATCAATACTGTTCGGGATACCGTCGCCATCATTGTCGTTAGAGTCACCACCACGACCAACGCCACCAGCCATCCCCGAAGTCACCGTCTCTCCAGCAGCGGCTTGTTGCGACATGTTCTCAAAGTCAGCGGCTATCTGATCCAACTCGTCCATCTGACGGTCTTGCTTTCCGCCGCCAGGGTCATCCCCGCCACCACAAAAACAATACAACTGACCCAGTAACTTGTCTTCAATCGACTTCATGCATCTGTCCTATATAAGCCACCAATCTGACTAAAACCCATGCGCTCAAGCAAAGCGCCGGTACGGTCCATAGATAATCCAGAAGAAATACCAACCTGAACCTTATTAGCTCCCAGGTCCGAGGCCCAAGATCGAAACATCTTCAACAATCGTAACCCGGTCCGCGAACCACGGTACTCCTTACCCACATACCATAACAGATCAGATGCCAACAAGTCATTTCCAAAATAAAATTCAGACAACCCACCAATGAAAACACCAGCCAATTTCTCCCCGTCATACGCACACATCACAAAACGCTTCGGGTTTTTTACATTATTATGGAGCCAAGTGTTTACCTTGTCCGGGTTCCAATGAATATCTCGGAATTCACTCTCCTCATGCATCTCCTTTCCAAGTGCGTAGATGTCAGGTACTTGGACCTCGGTTCCTTGTATGTAATCCATGTGTACTCCAAATGAAAATACATTGTAATTTTTTCTCGGCCCTCGGGACTCCTATTGCTTATTCTGCACAACTTCTTGCTACAGGACAAGGGTAACCCGGCCCCAATGGAAAAACCCCTGATTGAATCTATAGAACTAACTGCAAGG